CCGAAGGGAAGATGGTTAATAGCTAATTTAGTGAAAATTCCACTTCAATTAAACTGGAAGGGTGAACTTCATAGAAATTCTTTAAGCTCGGTGACCTCTGGGATACACTCCCTCTGCGTCGAGCTGCGGATTGCCTTAGAGTCTTCTTTACCGAAGACCCAGGTGCAATACCTTTCACTAGTTAATAACTCTGTGAAAAGTATCATATACGGATTTTCAAAATCCGGTCCTAAACCTTTCAAATAACCTCTACAGAGGTACCGAGATTTCTCGGGATGAAAGTGATCAGTCGCCTTATCAAGGTCGGCTGTCAGGAGCCAAGAGTATTCATAGAATAATCTTAGTTCTTTCTTCCTGTCTAACATCTTAGAGATGTCTTCAACGAAGGTAAAGGCGGGATGGCCAAAGCCAAGCCCAGCTGATACTTCAGGAAGTGTTCGCAATGTGTCCACAAGGACATGACCCCCTGGGGTCAGAAATATTGTAACCCATGCCGGATCGATAGATAGGCATCGAGCTTTGTCCCCGGGTTCCCCGAGGGCGAGTGCTTTTTGATAATAGCGTCCTGTCAATGACATAGTGCTAGCATCAATTACTCCTTCATGGACACCTTCTTCGAAGGCCCATTGGAGCAGAGCGTAGCCAAGGTTCTGATTGAACCCGGCGTACTTTGGAAGTGGCGTTGGTGATGCGATAGCATCTCCGAAGCACACATCCGGACGTAATTCCTCATCTGTGAGGTTTTCGGAAGGATTAAATGATTTCCAATATGGAATATCAGGTTGGATAGTGATAACGTGCCCAAGCACGAGTTGTTGCCTTCCCCCATCTGTCTTGCGGTTTAACCACTCGACAAGATGTTCATGAACGTAGGCTGCACGACCTCCTTGAGATCGCGCATACTCCAAACATGACGAATTTGAGACACTAATGTGTTCTGTTCGTAAAACGGAACGGTTTAGAGCCCTTCTGTCAACTCGCTGCCCAATTTGGACACCGATTTGAAACAGTTTGAGCAAAGCGTCTGGTAAGACAGCTGCCGGTTTTGAGGTTCTCAAAATCTGGTGCTCAAGGAGACTGCGGAGTTGCTTGGTCCGATTCGGACACGGAGCGCCGCGTACGGAAACCAAATGCATCAATCTGGTGCATTCGTCTTTCCCTTTCAACCCGCGCTTGACAACTCTGTCAAGCCATTCGATCCCCGTTACACCAAGTGTACGTGTCGAAGGGTTCCACCATGGAAACCCGTGCGGCTCAGCCGGACTGCCATCAACAGCCAAGCTTCCAGCTTGTTTTACAAACTGGAGAAAGGTCTTGTAATTGGTCAGACACTTTGAATGACCATAGAACAAATAGTTTGGAACGAACCAATTAAAGATTCGTCTCAACGGCATTTGGAAACCCTCTGCGAAGATTTCGGGAGAGGATAGGAAGAGACCATCTTCGATGGTCCTCCATAAACCTTCAAGTCGCTCAAGATCATGAATCTTGAGACGCAACATTAACTCAACGATGTTCTTATTAAGAAGATCGTAATGAGCATAACTTTGGATAATCGCCTTTCGACATTCGAAAGGGACTCCGATGAAACTTCTGATCCGGTTGGTACAACCGAAGCCTGTTAGGCCTAGATCTGAAGCTCGCTTGTCGAGGAAACTTGGCAATCTATCATCCACGCTAGTAGCGATTGCAACCGTAAATTGCGGTGCAGGATAAGGAAGCTCCTCATTTGCAGAAATTCTGCTGGACGAGATTCGCTTGATGACCGATACGAAAGAACCCGGCACTGACGTGTCCGGGACGATTAAGTATGGGTAGACCATCGAGGTAGCTAATTGC